CATATACACCATTGTAGAATTCATTGATGGGAATGATATCGAAAATATTAAACACGCTATCGTCTGAATCAACATCCTTCTTTCTACGTGCTTGTTTCATCAATTCTTGGAATGAACTACTGATAACTTCACCATCTAATACAAAGCCATCTTTCAATGTGCGTTTGTTAGTGTTAACAAGGTTCTTAAAGTTATCGGAAATTTGTTTTTCAATCAAAGTAAAATTATCAAATTCTTTACCATTGCGACTTAAACTTGATATACCTGCTGTGCCGATTTTGTTTGGTGTTACTACCATCAATACACGAACACCATCTAGTTTAGGTTCAAGACGTTTGACGCCTTGCATCTCAGGACGATTTTCACTTGTGGTTGCTAGTTGACAACCAAACACTGGGATTTCATATTCAGTGCCTTTACAAATTTTATTAATTGTTTTATCACTAATACCTGCACGTAAATCTCTACGCAACACTGGTGCAACAAAATTGTTCCATTCTACGCTATCAAAATTCCAAGCTAATTTTTTTACTGCATCAATTGCAGCATTACCCGATAACTCACGGGTGCTAAGTTTTAATATTAAATCTTCAACATCATCCCAATTATTAGCACGGTGCTGTAGACCATCTGAATCAGGGATTTGACGAACTCCAAAAGTAACGTAAGGGTTATAACAAGTCTTAACGAATTTTAGAAAATTGATTGCGTTTGTGCTGCCTAGGACACTTGCTTCAAGGGCTTGGCGAATAACATCTTCTTTATGAAGTCGGCCGTCACTCTCGTTTAATTTGGTTATCCAGCTAGCTGACATTTATACAATACTCCTATATATACTACTATAATACTATTTATTAGGTAGGATGTCAAGTGTTATTTTTGTGTTTTGTGGATTGATCCGCCCGATTCATGCATTCTTCTACAACTTCGGGCGGGACGTTTTCATAGTCAGATAGGTCAGAGCATTGATATTCTATAGTTACCGCATTTGGATCATCAAAATTGTTAACACATTCTGGATCAACTTTAATCCAGCACATTAGAACAACTAATGATAACCCTGCGATAATTACATTTTTAATCATAGCATTATTTATGTCTGCACTAAACTTAGTTTTTCTTCTTTTAAGATTTGAGACAATTGCTTGTTGCGTTCATCTTGTTCTTTGCGTTCACGCTTTTTGTCAAGGTTTCGATCAACAGTCAAACGGTCGTATTCTCGTGCCCACAATACACCTCGCATCCAACTATCAGCGCCTTCCAATGTGCCAACATACATTACTGCATCACGGCTATAGATAGGCAATGCATTACTATCCTTAGGAATCAATGCTACATTGGCACCAAAGCTATCATCATGCCTATATGCGCCAAACTTAAGTCCAAGTTTATCTGCTCGTTCTTCTAGTTTACGAACTTGTTGAATTGTATTCCAGCCACTCATATTAACCTTTCAAAGTTTTCCAAATATATTCTTTTTCAATCTTCTCTACAAACTTGGTTCTGATGCCATCAGTATCATTCAGCCAATGTCTTACTTTTTCTTCACTACCAAAACTATGTGACGGCAGTCTTTCAGTAGTTAACCATTTAGTAATTTCGTATATAGCATGGCGATTGGCTATGTCCGCACTACTTACAGCACCATACAAATTGTTAGTAAGTATACCTGACAGGAAACCGCCCGGTTGCCAACCTTTGAGAAAATAATTATCCAATGCTTCCATGGTATGTTCAGGGATAGAAATTTCACCTAGCTGGCGTCTAATATCCATCTCATTCTTATTAGGGAACAATGATAATTTTTCCAAGATATTACTCTTTGACCTGTTCTTGCACAGTAGATTTCACTTTGTGAACACCGTTATCTAGCAGGCGGGCAATGCCACTAAAGCCTACAGTAGCGACAACGATACCGAACAATGTTCCTAAAATAAAGTTTTTCATTTTGCGTTTGATGATGTTGGTTTAATCCATCCAGATACAGCATCAGTTCCGAGTTTTACATCTTCGCCGGCGCCACGTACTGCTCCCGCTACTGTACTACATCCTGTAATAAAAGTCAATAGCGACATTACCAATACTAATTTTGTTTTCATACGATTACCTTTACACGATTAAGTTGAGTAGTATTATCACGGTGTGCTTTGACTGTACCATAAAGGTCAAACATCTTGCCCACTTCTAATTGTTGTTTATACGCAAAAAACAACACTTGTTCATCACTAGTAATGCCAGTAATGTAATGTGTGTTCCAATTTTGCGAGAATACAGATTTGAGAACTTCAATAGAAGGAGACACTTTGTCACCTACACTACCGATCAATCCACCCTTAGCGAATTGAATACGCTGGTCCACTGTTTGTCGTTTCATGCCACGCACGTAACCTGAGGGCAAACTTGTAATTACAGCGATATCAAAACTTGTATCAATAGTATCACGATTAGCAAGCAACATTGCGGTGTTGTCAAATTCAGACAACTTGATACCTTTAAGTATTTTGAATGTATATGCTTGATAGAATTTGCGAACCAATTTACCTTCTTCACGATCCTCGTCGGTGATCTTTGAAGTGTCAGCAAGTAAATTTGTTACTATGCTACGATTCTTTTGACCTGCCGGAGCATCTTCATCAACTTTGATATAGCCCTGATTCAGGCGTTGTGCTTGACAGGCAGCTGCCCACACATCATCAGCGTTAAGATTGAGGGGAGCAGGTTTTTGATAGCGAGACATTACAATTCCTTTAGTTTATAGATTTTCACCAGAGACTGTATCAATGGCACCTGTATAGACAGCAATGACTCCATGGGCTCCCATTGAGTTGAAGAATTCTACATAGTCAATAGCATCCTGATAAGTGGTAAACTCACGCTCAGTCAGGACCTTGTGGTCATTGATATGCCCTTCATATACAGGGTGCATTTGAACATTGTAAACGATTGACATAATTTACTCCTTACACAGTTTCAGCGTTAAGTTTAATAACACGCATTGCCTTGAGATTTTGCTCAGTAGCGCAAAGTCGGACAATACATTCACGACCTGCGTCATTGAAAGTAGATACATCAATCCAGGCTACAACTTGATTAGCAGCGTTGAGATTGAGACAAATATTAGTGATATAGCCTGACAGACTGCCGGCAGCACTAGTCCAAGAAATAGCATCATTGATATTGAGATTCATAATTAACTCCGTTTGTTTACTGTCTATGTATGTATTATATACCCAAAACCATTTATTGTCAAGTTTTATGCTTACGAAAACTCGTAAAATTTGAGACTGGGATCCAGTTTTTGTAGTTCTTTTACAACACTAGTCAGTTCCCGATGCTTAGTCAGGACCTGACTACGGCTCAATTCGCCGTCGCAGCATAGATTTTCGGGGCTGAGGTCGTTGTCTAAACAATTAGCAACTTCCTGACGACCTTTTGCGGTTTGGATCTCGTATTGCTTTCCCTTAAAGATACTGTTCCAACGATTCTTTTGGTCGATATATTTTTGCAATGCTGACATAATTAACTCCGTTTGTTGACTGTCTAAGATTCTATTATAGCACCAAAACCATTTATTGTCAACCTTTTTTTGCTTAATTTTTAAGCAAAATTAGTTAGCAAAAACTAAATCATCTTGTTTTATTAATCTATTTCCCTTGTATAGTAAGAACTGAACTTTATTGTAGCTACTAAATTGCCACCCGCTTATTGGAAAATATAATAAATCCTTAATTCCATCTCCATTAATATCAATATAGATATGTGATGAACTATTGGGTGCTTTTGGTATTATATTAGAATTCAATTTTCCAAATTTACCCTGTCCATTGTTTACGTAGATTAATGGAGTACCGGTTGTCGTAATCATTACATCGTCTATTCCATCACCATTTAAATCCATGCAATTCATATGATAAAAATTTGAATCAAGTTGGTCTGTATTTAATGTAACTGGAGTTATAGTTGATATTTGATTAGTTACTCCTAACGACATTAATTTTACAACCGGGGGTTTCCATGTATCAGTTAATGTTTGTCCATTAAATCCACCTGGAATTAATCCTCCTACAAATGAATACAATACTTCAGTTGGACCGTCTTTTGTTCTTTTTATAGCACATCCTTCATACAAACCGCCATAATCAATATAATCAGTATTATCAACTTTAAATATA